TGGTTAGCAGCCTCGGGTATATATGATTTCACTCACCAGAAAAATGGGGGGCAGTGATGTCTAAGGGGGGCAAAATGATTATCATCGCCATAATAATCTTTGCGTTGATTATGGCCGGCCTCTATAACCATGAGAAACAAACGAATACTAAGCTTCAGGGGAAAACAGCCGAATCAAAGGAGAAAATAGCAGAGCTTGAAAAGATCTCAACAGAACTCGACGGCCGAATAAAACAGATGGTCTCACTCAACCAGGAGCTTGAGAAAAAGTATCAAGTCCTTGAGGCAGAAAAGTCAATTATATCAGAGAAACTAAAACAGGCAGAGAAAAATCTGGCAGCCATTCAGGGCCAGGTTGAGGCTATGACTCCAGACGAGTTGGTCCAGGTGACCAGGGCGATCCTGAACGATTCAGGGGTTGAAAAAATAGACGCCGGAGCCCGCTTCAGCCTGGCCGCCTTTCAAAAGAACACCGCCCGCCTGATGGAGTGGAGAGAATTCAGCCTTGTCAAGATTCCGACACTAGAAGAGAAGGTCAGGATTCAGGAAAAAGAAATATTGAATCTCGAAAATCAGGTTTTCATCTGGAAGGAAACAGACAGGTTGTGGCGGCAGAAAAATACGGTTTGGCTGGAAGAAAAGAATACCCTGAACGGTCTTCTGGCTGAATATCAGAAACTTGTCAACTCTGAGAAACGAAAAAAGATATACGGCTCAATAGGGGCCGGCCTGATAGGCTTTGGCCTTGGGGCATTGATAGGGAAATAGAATATGGAAAAAATCAGCCTAGTAGAACTCATCAACGGCTTAGCGGTAATCTTTCTGGCGGCTTTCATAGCTTGGTCGAGGTGGAAGGAAAAAAGCCTGACTAAAAAGCTCGGGCTAAAAAACAATCCGGAGCGGTGCGCCTCAAATGAACAGAGATTGAAAACGCTTGAGGAAAAATACTTTCAGCTTGAAAAGAATAACCACTCTGACCATGACCGGATATTCGGAAGCCTTGACGACATCAGAGAAAGGCTGGCCAGAGTAGAAACTAAGGTGAATGGGCTGTCAAAATGAAATCAAACATAGGGGTATCGCCGCAATTAAAGGTAGCCTTCGAAGCTATGATAAAATCGATTCAAAACAAAAGCCTGGTATCGGGAGACAAGGCTACCAGAATAGTCCTTGAATTTGACAGCTCGGACAAAACGCAGATCTTGAATATTCTGAACGAACTACACCGAGCCGATAGAACCGTAGCGGTGGCAATAGCGGAGATAGAAGAGAAATGAATAATGGCAGCAACCAGCAGAAAAAGCCTAAGGGTAGGCCTTTTTCTAAGGGAGACGAGCGCATCTTTAGAGGTGGTGGTTCTAAGCTTCTTCTTACCTATCCCAAAAATTTCAAACAAGCTCTGGCCAAGGGAATCTCTCCAGAAGAATTTGCTGCGCTTCTTATCGAAAGTGCGAAGCGGGGCAGGCCAGGAGCAAGGGAGATGATAGCGAAGTATCTAATAGGCGAGCCACCGCAGAAATACGAACTCTCTCATGATATCCAGCTTTCCTTCGAGTATGCTTCAAGCGATGACGGCGGAGAGGAAGAAGGGGATGAATGAAAATCCAGGGATTCAAACCGAGGCCGTGCCAGAAAGAGTTTCTATTATCGCCGGCACGGTTCAAGGTGATATCGGCTGGCCGAAGGTTCGGGAAGACAATAGCGGCCCTAAATTGGATATTAGAGGGAGCCTTGAATCATCGGGGGTGGAACTGTATGTGGGTGGCTCCGACATATCGACAGAGCAGATACGCATTCAAGCGATTGATGTCAGCACTGCGGCTGAGTGGTGGAATGAGTATCATCAGCAGAGTGAGTGAGAGCGACATGGTAATCGAGTTCATCAATCATAGCCTGGTTAGTTTCAGAACGGCTGAGAACTATGATAATTTGCGGGCTGAAGGAATTAACCGATTAGTAATTGACGAGGCGGCCAGGATACCGAAGGCGGCCTGGGAAGAGGTGCTAAGGCCGGCCATATCCGATACCGGCGGAGATGTGATGTTTATCTCGACACCGAAGGGAAGAAATTGGTTCTATCATCTCTGGCTGATGGGAAAGAATCCCGAATATCCCGAATATCAGAGCTGGCAGTTCCCGTCATCTGACAACCCGAAAATCAGGCCTGAAGATATCGAGCTGGCCAGAAAGACACTGCCGGAAAATGTGTTCAAGCAGGAATTCATGGCTGAGTTTATAGAGGAGGGCGGGGAAGTAGTCCCCAATGTTGATGTCTGTATTGTCCTGCCGGAATTAATAGCCACGAAAGAGCCAGGACGTCAGTATTACGGCGGGATTGACTTGGCCAGGAAAAGAGATTATACCGTCATCACCATCTTGGATGATGAACTCAGGTTAATTGATTTCTGCCGCTTTACCGGTGTTAACTGGGATATTCAGAAAACCAAGATAGCAGAGATGGTCAGGAAATACGATGCACTTACATTGGTTGACCAGACGGGGGTCGGGGATCCGATAGTTCAAGAGCTTCTGCTTTCTGACGTGTATGTGAGGGGCTTCACGTTCACGGCTGAGAAAAAGCGGTCACTGGTTCAGAATCTGATATTTGGATTTGGAGAGAAAAAAATTCAGCTGGCTAATATCACGATACTGATTGAGGAGCTTAAGGCATTAGATTACAAGCAAAGTGAAAGTGGAAACATTAGCTACCAGGCACCGGAAGGAATGACAGACGACTGCGTGATGAGCTTGGCTCTGGCTTACTGGGCGGCAACCAGAGAAGCCTGGCCTGGTGTGAGGAGTATATGAGATGAGTATATTCTCACGGAAGAAAAAAGAAGAAGTGGTTCAGGAAATGAAGGCGGCTAGCCAGACAATACAACCGCCGTATTCGAGCGCCGGAATGTATTTCTGGGGGCTGGGTGGCTATCATTCTGACCAATTCTCTAATGCTATAGACGCTTACTGCCGGAACTATGCCCTGTTTGCTTGCGTGACGAAAATTGCAAAGGCGGTCGGTGGATTAGAATTTGAACTTTGGGGGCCAAAAGGAAAGATTGACCAGCACCCGATTCTTGATATGCTCTATAACCCGAACCTATCTGAGGGAAGCCGGTCATTCTACCAGAGGCTAACCACTCATCTTCTTCTGGCCGGCAATGCCTATGTCTATATCGCTAAAAGCGGACAGACCGGTTCATTGTTTCTTGTCAATCCTATCGGGATGGAAGTTGTCATTGATAGCGAGACGGGCCTTATTGCAGGATACAAATTCAAGGGAAAAAGAATTAGAGAGTTCAAAAAAGAGGAAATCTGTCATATTCGGCACCCGCACCCTGGAAATGATTATTATGGCCTGCCGTTCTATCTGCCTGGCCAGCAGTTAGCCGACATCTTGGCCCTGACTGAAAAATGGAATTTAGCCCTTCTTCACAATGACATGCGGCCACCAGGAATAATAGTGACAGATGAACCGCTCGGTCCGACCAAGAAGCGAGAGATTCAGACTAAGTTCGAATCGGAGTGGGCCGGTGCTGCGAATGCTGGCCGGTCAGTATTTTTGGAAGGCGGGCTGGAGTGGAAGCCAGCCGGCATGACCATCAAGGATGCTGATTGGGTCGAGATGATGAAGGTCTATCTCAGGCAGATGGCCGCCCTATTCGATGTGCCGTCAGAATTGCTTGGCGACTCGGAAAACAAGACATACTCGAATATGAAAGAGGCTAGGCGGGCTTTCTACCTTGAGACGGTGCTGCCATTATGCGATTTCATCATCGACGAATTCAACCGGTCAATTGTTCCTCTGTGGGGCAAGGGAATGTGGCTTCAGATTGACAGGGCGAATATCGAAGCTCTCCAGGATGATTGGAAAGAACGGGCTCAGCTGGTCAATCAGCTTGACTTCCTGATGATAAACGAAAAGCGAAAGTATATCGGGCATGAGGAAATACCTGGCGGAAATGTAGTGATGGGAACTTTCAACGACATTCCACTTATCACCGTTAATCCTTCGGGAAAAACTGCCAAGCAATCGCCAACTCAATCGACAACCAAAATGACAACTAAAGGTGACCAATTCTGGGCACCTAGAGAAAGGAAAAGCATTCTCTGGAAAGCTTACAAGAGCCGGACAGATAGGATGGCTGCGAAGCTTGAGCCGGCTATTGACCAATGGCTAAGAGACGTGGCTAGGCAACTCAGTTATTGTGCCAAAAAGGGCGGAATACCGAAAATTCTGGAATATGCTAGCCAGGAAGAACTCAGCCGTGATTACCAGCAGTTTATGCGGCCGGCCTATGAAGAGATGTTGATTCTTGGATTCAGAGCAGGGCAGAGAGCGGCCAGGAAAGATATTGATTACTTTCTCTCAGAAAAGCAAGCCGACCCTGACGATATCCCTGTGGCCTGGAGAGAAAAGTTCAATGCCCTGGTTGAGCTGATGATGATAGAGAGCGGGACACAGGTGGCGAAGACTACGATACTGAAAATCAAGAAGATAATTGAAGAGGCACAGATGTCAGAGCCGCCGCTTTCAGTCATGCAGCTTGCTGAGAAAATCTGGGATGATATGATTGATTGGGCCGGATGGAAGGCTCGCCTCTGGGCATTCACAGAGACAGCGAAGCTCGACAACTTCGGTCAACTTGAAGGAATGAAAGAGGAAGGAACTGAATACAAGGGCTGGCTGTGTTCAATGCTTCCAACGTCTAGAGAGGATCATATTCAGGCAGATGAAGAATACAGCCAGAATCCTATACCGATATCAGAAGATTTTATAATCGGGGGCCAGGCAATGGCTTACCCAGGCGATCCGAAAGCAGGGCCAGAGCAAGTTTGCAACTGCAGATGCACCCTGCTTCCATATTAGGAGGAAAAGATGGGAAAACAAAAAATGATTCAGATCAAAAACTTCCGAGCGAAATTCACAGAGCCGGACGATGAAGGACACTTCACGGGCTATGCCTCGGTTTTTGAGCTTGAGGATTTAGACGGCGACATCATCAAACCAGGGGCCTTCAAGAAAACACTATCAGAAAAAAAGAGGTTCCCGTTTCTCTGGCAGCACATGGTTCAGGAGCCAATTGGCTGGGTCGAGATGGAAGAGGATGAGAAAGGACTGAAGATTACTAATGGTAAACTAATCCTGGACGTCCAGAGAGCAGCAGAGGCCCGAGCCTTGATGAAAGAGCAGGCCGTTAATGGCCTATCGATTGGGTTCGAGCTGGTCAAATGGGAAAATGTTGACGAAGGTCGAGGCAGAATAATTACTGAGATAAAACTCTGGGAAGTATCGGCTGTGACCTTCCCAGCCCAGCCGGCGGCGGTGATCGAAACGGTCAAGACCCTTGACATTTCGAAATTGTCAACCGATGATGATATTGATGACGTTGAAGGGAAATATATGAGCCAGGATGACTTCGAACTCAAATCTGTCATCCCATATCGGGACTACGGCAATGCGCCGGAAGACACTGAATGGGATGCTGGGAAGGAAGTCAGAGAAGCCGATGTTGATACTCTGAAAAAAATCTGTGCCTGGTATGATTCAGAAAATCCGGATATCAAGACGAGCTACAAGCTACCACACCATCGAGCCGCTGACTTGAAGGCTGTCTGGCGTGGAGTAGCCGCTGCTATGGCCGCATTACTCGGGGCCAGGGGCGGGGTCGATATTCCGGAAGCAGACAGAAAAGGCGTGTATAATCATTTGGCTAAACACTATAAAGATTTTGAAAAAGAGCCTCCAGA